TGGACCTTTCCAGTCAAATTTGTCGTTAAACTGATATTCTAGCAAAAGGATTAAGATGAAGAAAATACGCGTAGCAATCCTGGGATGCGGAAATTGTGCCAGTGCTTTGGTGCAGGGAGTAGCTGCTATCAGAGGTGGTAAATTCGAAGATGCTCTGATGTTCAAAGACATCGGTGGATATTCCGGATCAGATATTGAATTCGTTGCTGCATTTGATGTAGATGCTCGTAAAGTTGGTAAACCATTGCATCATGCGATATATGCATTGCCGAATTGCTGTTATGAAATAATGCCCCGGAATTCTGTCTGGGCAACAGAAAAATCTCCGTGTATGGTCCAGTCTGCACCATTGTTCGATGGCATTGCCGATCATATGTATTCGAATGATATAGATGATGCAGAGCGTTTCTATGTAAAGAATTCGTGTGTGCCAACCGGAGAGTGTTACAATGATCCAGACGACGCTTTAGAAGCTTATGAATTCCTCGTGGATGACTATGCTGATAGATTACGACAAACAAATGTCGATGTCCTTCTAAATTACCTTCCAGTAGGTTCCCAAGCTGCTACAGAGTTCTGGATGAATGTTTGCCTGAAGGCTGGTGTTCATGTCGTGAATTGTATCCCAGTATTCATTGCTTCCAATAAAGTGTGGGCAAAGAAATTTGTTGATGCTGGTGTTACTATCATCGGCGATGATATGCGATCGATGATCGGTGCTTCAATCATTTCCGCTCAGCTTCAGGAACTGTTCCTAAAGCGTGGTGCTACCGTAGAAGTTCATATGCAGGATAATATCGGAGGGAATACAGACTTCCTGAATATGCAAGATCAAAAGCGTCTTGCTTCCAAGAAGATCAGTAAGGAAAATGTAGTCCGAGCTCAGAATGCTCTTGCAGGAGTTGAGACTAAGGAGAATACGATTGCAGCAGGACCAGCAAAATACTTTCCCGCTCTTGGTGACAATAAACGAGCACACTGGCTCATCAAAGGAACGATTTTTGGCGGAGCTCCGTTTGAATTTACGGCTGACCTGTCTTGTCAAGACAGCCCGAACTCTGCAGGAGTCGTCATTGATGCGATCCGGCTTCTTAAGGTAGCAACCGAACTTGGGATTGTTGGACCTCTAGTTGGCCCCAGCAGTTTTACTCAAAAGTCTCCGAGTGTCGATATGTTCGTGAACGATGCGCACCATGAATGCGAGCAGTTGGCTAAACGAATCATGCCCAAGGGATATGCTCCCACTCATCCAGATATGAGAGAAAATCCTATCTATGCGCATACGTGGGTATATGAATAACACTTTACATCTCCTGAGTTTCGTGATATACTAGTAATTCAACAGGGAATTTGTAATGATCGTAAATATTTTTGATTGTGATGGTGTGCTATACCTTTCGCCTCATGAGTCTTTCAAGCCACGCTGTCAGGACATCATTGTCTCTGGTAGAACAATCGATCGATTTACCGAAACTTCAACATATCTGAAACAGCGTGGCATTCACAATAAAATCTATCTGAAGGATCCTGCAAAGTTCCCACGAACACGAGAAGGTAGTGGCCAGCACAAAGCAGCTACGATCAAACAGCTGCAGCAGGATGGATATGTAATCGATCTCTTCTTCGAAGATGATCCCATTCAATCTGCTATCATCAATCAGGAATGCCCTGAAGTGAATGTTATCTTACTGGTACACAATCTTACGGAGAAATGAATGAAAGTCAGTATTTCAGGCTATCCCAGGAATGGTGAACAGCGAGTGAAGGTCAAGATTCATCCCTACGATATATGGAATCTGGACGTTGCCCTTGCTCATATCATCCATCCTGCTCTTCTGATGTTGAAACAGGATAAGATGGGATGTCCACATGTCGATGATGTCGATGTTCCCGACGAACTGAAGTATTCTCCGATTGGCTGGGATCATGACATCATCAAGATGCAGCCCAAGTGGGATTACGTCTTGGACAAGATGATCGAATACTTCGCACTGGTGATCGATGGTAAGGATACAGTCGGCCATCCTGGAATTCAATTATTCGCCAAACATTTTTCTTCTCTTTGGACATAGGATATGAAAATGAAAACTACGACCATTCAAGTGGAACAATTGGAAGTCGGTGATAGTGTTACTCGAACACTTCCCGAAGTCAGGTATACTTCTGATTGGAAGAGATACGAGACCATCAGAGTTGGCAAGATCAAGTATATGGACAATGATCGAGCATGGGTAGTATGGGATAATGGGAAGGAAACACTGACAATGGTCAAGAATCTGCGATATTACGAGGCTGCAGTTACAGCATGAGAACAATCGTAGCAATTATTGGTGTTCCGGCTACTGGTAAGTCCACACTGATGAAGGCACTCATGGAAGAATATGTGGGCGATTGGGTAGATGAATCTATCCCATATATGAGTTACGTCTATTCTTCATATGCGAATGCAGTGGTATTTGGGAAATATGAAGATGGTGAACAGTATCCTGGAACAGATCGCTTGCCACTAAATGTGCAGCCGGTCGCCGAAAATTTTGTCAGAGATCATCCGAATACTCGTATCATCTTCGAAGGTGATCGCTTGTCTTCGGGAACTTTCCTAGAATTCTGCGCTGATCTTCCGGATACAGAATTTCACATTGTTCATTTACAAGCTGCTTCAGATATTGTAAACTTCAGGCATAAGGATAGAGCTGATACTCAGAATGAGATCTTCTTGAAGGGCAGGGAGACGAAGTATGCTAACATCAAGAAGAATTTTCTTTTGATGGATTACATCACAGACCACAAACACGAGACTCCAGAAGATACCAAGAAGATCGTATCAACAATACTGGAGTGGCTTAAATAGATTTGGAATTTGGTGGAGCACAAGAATAACATGGAAAACAGGTTCCAGATATCAGAGACAGTATCAGATTCACCACAAGCTGTTCAAGCATTTACTGCTGGTCTCGAGAAGATTGAAAAGCAAGCTGGATGGGAAATTGAGAAGCGATCCGATTACTTGCCACAGAAGGATCCCCATTTTGAAGTCATCGATCAGTCTTCGTGGGTATTCGTCTTGTATGAAGATCTAGAAAATGGGATCGATCTAGACAGCCAATATAGAGCTGCCTTGCGACTGAAACAGAAGCTGGTATGTATTGTTTCTGCAGAGAAGGGTTTGACTCGTCGGGAATGTCTTATTTGGTATGAGTACCCGCAGTTCAAGAGATCTATTGTAGATGGTAAATTGAGATTGGTGATCCATTGCAGATGTCGATGGGCAGGAGATGTAAACGAATGACTGCATTTTCTATCGAGAATGAAGATGGCGATATCGTTGCTCAATTCAATCTTGGATTATTTGCTCTAGAATTCCTGGAGAATCACCATGAGCGTGAGTATACAGTAGTGGTATCTAGAAATATTGCTGAACATGCTATCTTCCCAAATACCAGTGAAGGCAGGAGTGCGTTAGAACGATATCTTTTTGATTGAAGGAAAATATGATGGCACTGTATGGTTTACGAATCAACTGGTTTTGGAAAGATTGGCTGTGTTTCAGTAAGGAACGCAATCATGTGAATATTGGTCCTTTACAGATCCTATGGCAGTAGTATAATGAGTGATCTGTGGATCAATGGTGAATTGGTGAAGAGAAATATCTCTCAGCCCGCAACTATCGAATTTCGGGATTCTGAACCAGGCAAGGTGGAATTTTCTTATCTTGATGCAATTCTGACGTATCTAGATGCATTAGATGATTCTTCCAGAGCGACTGGAAGAAGCACCAAGGCTAGATGTGAGGTTGGAGCTGAAGATATTCTTGTTGTGGCAACCCAGCATGAAAAGACGCCTTACCTGGAAACAAAATCCATAAGTGCATCGTCGGTGGCGATTTTAGAAGAAAAACTTCGGGGCAGGAGGTTTAGAAATTTAATCATCGATCATTATGCCGAATATATTATGGTTCGCAATCTTTTACGAGAAGCAAAATCTCGGATTCAAAGTATGGTTCGTGTTGAATCGGTATGAAATCAATCGTTAGAATGGAATTTGGGTCTACTCTCTATGGCACTAGAACACCAACAAGTGATCTAGACTATAAGACTGTATTCATTCCTCCGACTCGAGATATCATTCTGCAGAGAGTGACAGATTCTATCAATCGTAAGACCAAAGAGAATGAACGCGATAAGAATGCTCCGGATGATATCGACGAGGAATTCTTATCGGTACAGAAGTATCTGAAGCTTCTGATGGATGGGCAGACCGTCAGTCTCGACATGCTATTTGCTCCCAATCAATTCATCATCGAGAAGACGTTCGTTTGGGATCTTATCAAGAAGAATAAAGACAAGTTTCTTTCGAAGCAATCTGCAGCTTTTATTGGGTATTGTCGCCAACAAGCGAACAAGTATGGCATCAAGGGAAGTCGTGTTGCTGCTGTTCGTGGTGTATTAGAAGTTTTGAAAGAGCTCGATCAACACGCCAAACTTGGTGAGTTTGAAGCCAAATGGATTCTGCTGTGTGAAATTACGGAATTTGTTGAAATTTTGGAAATCCCACAACAAAGCGGTCAGGTTCTAAAACATCTTCAAGTCTGTGGTAGAAAGTTACCATACACTGTTCGTATTAAAGATTGCGTCGATATCCTTCAGAGACTATTTGATGAGTATGGTCAACGAACATTACTTGCTGAATCGAATGAAGGAGTAGACTGGAAAGCTTTATCTCACGCAGTAAGAGTTGGTAATCAAGCGATTACTCTCTTTACGGAAGGTGAAATCGTATTTCCTCTGCCGTATGCAGAACACCTTTTGAAGATCAAATCTGGTCAACTTACCTTTCAGGAAGTATCTGAAGAAATTGAAAATCTATTACCTGTAGTAGAAAAGGCTGCAGCAGTTTCTACTTTGCCAGAACTACCAAATAGAGCGTGGGCTGACGAATTTCTGTATGGAATATACAAAATGAATGTTTATGGCGATTTGCTGAACGAGATCTACCCGAGGTGATAAATGTCTAAGCTATCGCACAGCACAGATTGGTCCGTTGCGTATTCTAGTTTCGATGAGCATTTTGTAATTCTTCCAGATGGAGTTTTGATGTTCTATCATATGATTATTCGCAATAAACTGATGTTACAAGATGCAACCGATTTATCCCATAGACTCAACATGGAGCTAATGAAATCTGATGTCTAATTTACATGATTTTGCTGTGAGAGAACTGGCAATTATTCGAGGAACAAATCCAGAACCTGATGAAATGCAGGATGCGATCGAATCTGATATTCTACAGATTGTAGACATATTCGCTGAACAGGGACACAGTGGTATGTCTGCTCCTTACGTTCTGAAAATTCTAGAGAAGGTCCTGGCTTTCGAACCTGTTACTCCTCTGACTGGCGAAGATTCAGAGTGGAATGACATGAGTGATCACGGCGATTCAAAGAATACGATTTACCAGAACAATCGCTGCTTCCGTGTATTCAAGGAAGTGGCTCCCGATGGGACCGAATACGTCTACGACAGTGGGCGATACATCTTCCGCGATGAAGAGGGGTTCACATACATTTCTCGGGAATCCAGAGGGACTGTGATCTTTCCGTATACACCAAAGAGGGAATTGGTATTACGTAAGAAGGAATCTGAATACGAACATGAAGAACCGAATCATGAAGGCAGCAATCTAGACGAAATGCTGCGTAACGATGAATGGGATGACAATGACTAAATTCTTCATTGGAGCAGATGAATGGAATGGTCTATCCAAGTTGATCGAAGAAGCTGGTGAAGTGCTTCAGCTTGGTGGTAAACTGCTTGGTTCTGATGGTGATACCAATCACTTCGATGGATCTGATCTAGGCGATAGATTGGAAGAAGAAATTGGTGATCTTCTGGCCGCTATCGAATTCTTCGTAGTTACTAATCCACGATTATCTAGAGCCAACATTGAAGATCGCAGGTATGGTAAGCTGAAGCAATTCTACCAGTGGAGTGATCCCAAGTGATCAGAGGAATCACCTTCAGTGCTTTCGAACTTCTCCATCCTGGTCATCTTATGTTTCTGGAATCGGCAAGACAGCAATGCGATCATCTTACTGTAGGATTGCACGTAAATCCGAATTTCTGTAATCCTAAGAAGAGTATCCCAGTTGAGACTGTATGGGATCGGTATACT